CAAGATAAGATGGGGTGGAGACTGGGATATGGATACCAAGACCAAAGATAATAAGTTTGATGATTTAGTACATTTTGAAATAAAGGAATAATGCCTAAACAATTTAAAACATATACACGCTTTGAAGGTGGTTTAAATACTAAGACCAATGCTCGCTCTATCCAAGATAACGAACTAGCACAAGCTGATGGTGCAGTTGTAGATGAATTTGGGTCAGTAAAGTCTTGTGGTTATGCTAATACAGATACAACAAACTATACCTCTACTGCTGTAGACGCTCAGCAACCTGGGTACGGATTATTTCAAGCTAGAATGGATTATACTGGAGTTAGCGGTTCTGGAACAAATGCTTCTACTATAAAAACATTTGTAGCTGATACAGATGCTACTTCTGATACTAGAATAGATATTGCTGATGGTAGTGGTGCTTTTTCAGAAGCAGTAGACTTAGGTAGCGCTGCAAACGGAAAGGTAATATATGATTTAGCTGATGGTGTAGTAAGGATTTGTGATACAAATTGCCCTTCAGGTAATAGTGTTAAATGGTTTGGTTATGTTAATAAAAAACTATGGTATGGGACAAGCGGAACCCAGCTCAATGTGGGTGGAGGTAGCGCTCAAACTATAAATCAATGGGTGGTTTCTGATGCTCCTCCAGCTCAGCCTTTCGCAGGAACAGCCGCAACTGGATTAGTTAGTGCTGTTATTGGAATTGATGACACTCTTGAGGGTGTAGCTAGTGGAACTGCGGTAACAATATCAGGCTCAACTGCGATAACAGATTCAGGCAATACAGCTGGAACGGATACTCAGTTAGATACTGGTCTATATGTTCTTATAAGCGGCCCAGATAGCGATACAGTAGGAATTGTATCTAGAACAGACAACACTACATTAGTAATAGATTCCTCAAAAACTTGGAATGCTGCTGGCTCTGATACAAAGCTATACATATTTCCAGATGCTGGCTTAGGTTTTAATTTACAATCAGTTGCTAGCGGTAGTACAGGTAGTATCGCAGCTGGTACATATGAATTTGCTCAAACATTTATTTATGATGGAAATCAAGAATCTTTACCCACTAAAATGACTGGATTGACAACTGTATCTGCTACTAATAGCTTAGCATTAGATATAGCAGCTTCACATGGTTACGACAATAGAATAACTGGAGGAAGAATATATTGTAGGGATTCTTCGTCAAAGGGAGAGTGGAAACTTTTAGTTGATATAGACTTAACTTATGGATGTAGGTCTGCTTTAGATGCTAGCTATACTGGGTGGACAACTATATATAGCGAAGCATCTTATTTGTATTCTCAAGTAATCGTAAAGACTATAGGTGTTGATACTTATAGTTCTTTAAATGGGTATGACCCAGGTCTCTCTACCATATCAATAGGAAGCGCTGGAGAGGGTTATAAAACTAGCGTTGTATCTAATAGAAGAAAATTTGTAGCTAATGTAAAATCTATTAATGAGAAAGGGCAAACAGTTCTTCAGTCAGATAGATTAATGTATAGCGAGATAAATAAATTTGATACATTTCCAGTTCTAAATTTTATAGATATCGGTGTTAATGATGGAGAAGATTTTGTAAAAATAGAAGCTTATGCTGATAGATTATTTGCGTTTAAAAATAAAACTTTATATGTAATTAATATTGGCGGAGGCTCTGATACGCAATGGTTCTTAGAATCAGAACATAAAAATATGGGAGTTGAGTTTCACGCAGCTGTTGTAAAAACAGATTTTGGAATTGCATGGGTAAATAAAAATGGTTTATTCTTTTATGATGGATCACAAATAAGAAATTTGCAAACTAAAATTTTAGAATCAGAGTGGACAGATTTTGTAAACGATGATACTATGATTGGATATGAGCCAAAAAATAAACATTTAGTAATTGTTAGAGATGCTGATAATGAATCTGGTGATAATGGGGATTCATATATTTATAGCTTTATAAGTAATTCATTTACATTTGTTGTAGATTTATTTGTTGACAATAATAAAAGCAATCTAATAACAGATGCTCACGGCAATATGATAGCTAAAACTTCAACAAATCTAATGGATTCTTATGATGGTAATTCCGATTCTCATGCTTTATTTGACATAAAGTTGAAAGATGATGACTTTGGTTTACCTAATGTAGTAAAGAAGATTTATGGTATAACTGTAGAATATGCTAGTGGAGCAACTAATACTGATGGTGTTAAGTATTTTTATACAAATGAAAGTGGTACAAAGCAAGGAACTGCTAATGCTGGTGATTTAGCTAGTACAAGCAATGATTTAGATGTAAATAGAATTACATTTGGAACACCATTACTAGCATCTTCATTTCAAGTACAATTAGATTTAAATGGAAGTAGTGTACAAAAAATAAATAGCGTTGGTGTAGAGTATAGACCGTTACGTAAAAGGGTTACATAATGGCTATTGACAGAGAAAAAAGATTTTTATATAACTCTAAAGGAGTTAAAAGAAATTTACAATTAGGATACCCGTCAAATAATTCTGGTAATGACGGAGAAGAAAGAATCGTAAAGACACCAGATGGTAAGCTTAGGCTTTACAGAAAAGAATTAGGTGCGTGGCACTATTTAGAATTTACAAGGAGTTAAGATGACTTTAGCAGAAATATTAGCAGGTGCAAGAGCTGGTCAAGCAGTAGGAATTGGTGCTACTGGCGCTGATTTATCAATCACAGCAGAAAGAGAGAGAAGAAGCATAGAGGAAGCTCAAAGGTCTATTAGAGAGCAGGCGAAGTATGCGTCAGATAAAGCTAAAAAAAGGGAAAGAAGAAGAGGTGTTGGTAGATTGATAGGTGGCACTCTCGGATTTCTTGCTGGAGGCTCTGCAGGCAAAGCAGTTGGTAGCGCTATCGGTCAAGGTTTAGCTAGCGCTGGACATCATGGAGAAGTTGCTGGAGTTAGAAGTGGACTAGGAGCAGGTATGTTCTTTAGTGGAGCTAGAGAAGATATTTCTGCTTACGAAAGAGATACAAACAGATTTATAAGCGATGCTAATAGAGGATATAAGGCTAAGATATTAACTGATGTTGTTGGGGACTATTTAACTGGAAGAAGAATGGAGCAAGCAGGAATAACAAAAGAAGCTTTTCAGTCAATACCTGGTTTTGCTAGAAGTACAGATGCAGAAGGCAATGTTTTAGGTTTAAGGAGAGGTATCCAATCAGCATTTAAAGCTGAAGGTTCTAGGACTGGAACTACTATTGGGTCATCTTTAGCTAATTTTTTAACTGGCGGAGAAGCGGGAATGCCAGAGACATCTTTATTGGATTTTTTACCAAAAGATGATATTTATACTTATGGCTCAAGGGGTATAGGAAGTGCTATTGGAGACATGGGTGACCTATCAAACTATGGAGTAACAGTAACTGGAATTAGAGGTTGATTATGAGCTTTGAAGAATTATTAAAGAACGCTGGATTGCAACAGTATCAACAGTATTTTGGGACTGGTGAGCAAGTTGCACAAGCTTTTGGCTTTGAAGGTAGTCAAGCAGAGCAGTTTGGCAAATTTTTTCAACCATTTGACCAGCAAAGATTGTTAGATGCGTCTGGTAAAATACAGGAAAGAACAGCTACAAGAACTGGATTTTTGCAAAGTGATTACGAATCTGGCTTTAGAGGTTTAACTAATCAACTTGGCCAAGCTACTAGACAAATTGGTCAAACAGCTGGACAATCTGGTTTCACTAGAGCTGGTGCAACAGCTAAGCAGTATGGCGAAGCCAGAACACGAATCGGTGAAAGCATTGAAGACTTAATGTTGGGTAGGACAAAGGGCATGTATCAAATAGAACAGCAAGCTGGACAAGAAAGAGCTGGCTTAACTTCACTACTTCAGAATTACTTAACTGGAACAATGGGAAGAGGAGAGCAGATTGCAAGGTTAGACCCAATCAAAGCAGGTGCACCTCCTGGCCCTTCAACGAAACAGCAAACAATTCAAAAAGATATTCAAGAAATTTTACAAGCTAATCCAACTATGAGCTATGAACAAGCCTTAGGAATAGCAGAGCAATCAGCGGATAGGCTATAAAGGAGAAGATATGGCAAACGGATTTGATTACGAATCACCTATAAATAGATTATTGAGCGTCACTATACCTCAGTTCTTAGAAGGTCAATTAGATAGACAAGAACAATCTAGGCAATTTGACGAAAAAATGGCATCTGACGCTGACGCTAAAAATCAAGCACAAAAAAGATGGGATGATGAATTTAGGTTAAAGGAAGATCAATATAGAGAATCTAATAAAATAGA